GATGATACTATTACACACAATAAATCATCATCAGGTATATTACCTTGCTGAGTTATTTCATTTGATCTATAAACACCATCTCCTGTAATACCATCATTAAGAGTATTAAAAACATCAACTTCAAATTCATCTAAACTATAATTACCAGATTCTTCAAATGTTCTTTTTGCAAAATAATCTTTTATTAAGTTGTAATCAGTTTTATCTGCTGTGAGTTTTATTGTTCCTTCATCTAATCTAATTAATTCAACAAAATTTGTATCATTAAAATCAGTTAGTCCCTTTTTAGTTAAAGTTGTTTTTATTTTTAATCTATCAGCACCTGGTGCAGCATAATTTGAAAATCCTCTGGCATTATCATATAATGAATCATCATCTTTTGCTGATGTTAATTGTTCATCAATATTCAGTCCAACTCGGTATGAAGGTTCATTATCATATGGATCTAAAACAATTTTTTCACTATTGACCTGAATAAAATTACCTCTAATAAAATAAACACCTTCTGATATACCAACAGCAGATCCAACTCTAAAAGCATCTTCACTCTCTATCAAATTTAATACAGACTCTCCTGCATTTACGATGGTATTTCCATATGAAAATGTTTCTTGTACTATTAAATTTTCACCCTCTGCTAAACCATTTGTTGAATTATCATCACCTGACTCTAAAAATTTTACATATATTGTGAGATTAGTGAGATCTGCATTATCTTCTGGATACTCAAAATTATCAATTGATAATATATTACCAGTTACTTCACCTTTAAGTCTTAATCCTATAAGTTCATTAAGATATAAAGTAACAGGTGTTCCTAAATGCTCTTCCTCTATTTTCAATGAGTAATATTCTTGATCATATGCTATACCACCAGGTATGACCATCGAACCCTCTTTGAACATGTGAGTTCCAAATGATTCAACTTGATTTTGAAGAATTGATTGTAAAGTGCTTAATTCTCTAGCTTGAACTGGAAAACCAGGTTTAAATAAGACTTTATAAAATTGATCACTTTTATCATAATCATCATAGTAAGGACTAATATTTAAATTTGTTTTTTGAGCCATTTCTTAAAATTCCAAGATGATTTTGATGTCTTCTTTTTGTCTAGAGTTTCTAGTGATTAAAGGTCTGTTATCTAAGTAAATTACTTCACCCGACTTTTTATTTATCTCAGGATTAGCAAGACCATTTGTAAAGTTAACTCCTAATGAAATAACTTTATTACCAGTTGGATTTGTACTAATACCACTAAAATTTTGATCTACTGATGCAGAAAAACCACTTGTTGGAGCAATAATTTTATCAGCACTAGAGGCAAAATTTAACATTTTAGAGTTTGTAGTAACACCAACATAATCTGTTTGATCTCCTGTTGTTTGATTGAATACTAAAGATCTATCTTGATAATATTTAACAACATTAGTATCAGTATCGTAAGAAACAATATAACCTGATGCTGTTCCTCCAGTTACTGTTTGCTCTATTTTTTCACCAATAGTAGGTGTCCCTGTTGGAGAAATAACTTTAATTGCATTCACAGAAGAAAATTGATTTTCAGTAAAAACTGCAGTTGACCCTATTGATGTTGGATTTTTTATAATGCTTATTTGAGCAAATTTTGTATCAGTTGGAAAATCCCTAGTAGAATCATCAAATCTTGCATAAACTAACAATTTATCGGTTCCTAATTCTTTATATAAGTCAAATCCATGCCCTCTGGATGGAGGTATAATAGGAACTAATTTTGCTCTCGTTGTTGGATTACCTAAACTTCCGAGATCAACCATACCATAGGTATATCCTTGTCCACCCGATGAAACATTAGTTTTAGTTATTTTACCCTCACTATCAGTGTCTATAACAACTTTTGCTCCAGTTCCATCTCCAATAATATCAACTTCAACTCCAGATTGATTTTGAGTATATCCAAATCCTTGTTTATCAATATATACTTTTCTTATTTGATTATTATTTACAGTTGAATCACCATTTTCTCTAACTGACTGTATTTGAGTGGTTGTTGCAGTAGGCCAATTACTTGGAACTGAAATATATTCGGTAGAATCAAATTTAATTATATCACTTGGTGGAACTGTAAATAAGTATTTCCAGATATATCCATCACCACTTTCACCTGCTCTAGATGGTTCAAGATCAGTGAATACTGGTTCATCTTGTGATGCATTACCTGTTGTACTAATTCCACTTGAACCATTATCAATACAAATATATACATCAAAATTTTGATTCATCACATAATAACTTGCGTCATATAATCTTGAAGAACTCGTAACAGGTGATGGATTTTTCAAACTATAATCATGACGATACATTTCATATTTTGTTCCTTGAGTCCAATTTCTTCTGCTTATTAATCTTCTTATATTATCTGATGTTACCTTTTTACCAAAAATTGTAGTATCACCAATATGATTAGTGTAATTAAAATTATCTATTGGATTGGGAGTTTCTGTATTCCAGTTTGAACTTCTACCAAAACCCACCACAGGTGAAGTTGGATTAGCAAGTCCAACCACAACATAATATGAATTTGTAGAGTCATCTATTGTCTCTACAAAATTATTTGCATTTAATATTCTAAATTGATCAGTTACAATAGCAGCCATATCTTCAGCTTTTTTCTATATTTATACTAGCCAAGATCCTTTCTTAAAGCACCAGAGTCTCTAAGTCCAAAATCTCTTCTTTGAATTGTTGGATAAGATGAGATGCCTGAGTAATGAATATTACCTGTAACACCTATTGATATAGGATTCGAGGATCTATTGAAATTGGTTAATCGACCCCATGAAAATCCACCAATTGCAGTTCCCAATCCCACTGAAGTATCTATACCAGTAGTATTTACTCCAGTCATGATATTACATGTTACAATACCGACTCCTTCATTAAATGCATCTACAAAGTAAATGTTATCAACACAAGTTGTACCTGTGGCAACAACTGCACCATCACTGTAAACAGAGGTTACACCATGTCCAACCTGAGTGTCGAAGACATAGATTGGATATCCAACCTTCAAATCAGTTAGAGTTGCAGATGGATTTCCAGAACCTGCTCCTAAATTAGCATTTAATGTAAATTTAAGTGCTAGGGGATTTCCATTTATACCATCTGTCACTCCCACACCTATGATGTCACCATCAAATCCCTCAATAGTTGATATTAAATCAACATCCTCTTTCTTTATAGTTGGGAATGGTGCTAATACTTGAGGAGGTTTAGTTTGAGTATATCCAAAACCAGGATTGGTAATAGTAACTGTATTTAGGCGACCATTTGATATAGAAACTGTTGCTGTTGCTGTTGTAAGACCAGAAGGTGGTGAGGTTGATGTAGTTATTGAATAATAATTATTAGTTGCTGGTGCTGATATTGAAACAGTAACAGCAGAACCTACGAAACCATTACCAGCATTAACAATATCTAATGATTGAATTGTACCAGCAGCAGAAACTACTGCTGTTAATCCAGCAGCAACTAAATCGGTTGATTCGATTATTAAACCACCAACTGCACCAATATCTATAGATCCAAAGTCTTCTTCATAATTGAATAAAGTAGCATTATCAAGATACAATATAGTATCACCCACACCAACATCAGATATAATTTTTGCAGTTGGATAAACTAATGATTCAATTGAGTCTCTTGATTTAAATACAAATTCACCATTAATTTTTTTATCTCTTTTTTGTTTTGTCCAATGTAAAGGTTTGAAGTTTACTTCATCAATACCAATACCATTATATAAATTTGTTTCAACCTCATCTGAACTACTGATAGAATATATAACTCTTGGTGATTGGGTGGTTGTAACACCTGAGTTTTTAATTAATTGAACAGAGTCACCAACTTTTATAGTAGGTGCAACTGATGCTCCTGCTGAAACTTGTACTGCATCAACTCCTTCAGTTCCTTTATAAAAGAATATGTCAATTACATCTGTAGGATCAGGTGCCTGTGAAAATTCAAAAGATGTACCTCCATCAAAACTATATGCCTCACCAGGATCTTGCACAACACCATTAACAAATATAAGAAGAAGATTTTTTAAATCAATTAAAGCAGATGATACGTTTAATTCATCAGTTTCAAAACTAAGTAAATTTCCATTGTAAATTATTGGGAATCTTTTTCTAATGCCATCTTGAAGTTCCTTAATTGAGTCAATAAAATCAAATTGTCCAAAATTCCATGAAGAATATTGATCTCTAAAGACATCTAATACTGTCAGTTCAAAATCTGTCATTGTCGAGACACCAATTGCTGTTACAAGACCGACAGGTTTAAATACATCTCCTATTTTGAAATTATAACCCATATTTTCCAAAACAAAACTACTTACAGTAAATAGAGTTGAACCAATACCAACTGAAGTGTTTGATGCTCCCACATTAACTGTTATCAATGCACCATTACCAGTATCAGTTGTATTTCCGATACCTCTTCTTGATACACCAGTTACTGGTAAATTAGAATATGATGGAGATGATATTTGTATTTGAGGTTTTGTATAACCTGTTCCTGCATTATTAATTGTGAAGGAAAGAACCCCTCCATCTCCAGCAACAGCAGATATATCTGCACTTGCTCCATTTCCAGATAAATCAGTAACAGCAACTGAAACTGGATTTCTATAACCCGATCCAAATGTCAAATCATTCAGGTATTCAAATGCAGTTCCTGAACCGACATACGCATGAGATTGATTACTAGCACCTATACTTACACTAAATGTTGTTGATGAGAGTATTCCTGTCAATCCAAATGACCTATCATTTGGTATCGTTAAAGCAGGATTGAATGTCAAACCATCTAATCTAACAAACTCATTTATATTTCCAAAATCATGATTAGTTGAAGTTGTAACCTGAAGTTCACCAGTTATATTATTGTAAGAAGCAGTGCTTATTCCAAAAGAACTACCAGTTGTTCCCACACCAACAACACCAATTATTGAACCACTTGGATTTGTAGTTGCCTTCACTTTAGCACCTAATAGAGGTGCAATTCCTAATCCACCTGTAGAACCTAATGATACAATTACACCACCTCTAGGTAGTTGATTTTGATTTACATCAGTATCACTTACAATCAAACTACCATTTGAAGATGTAATCCCTGTAAATACTACATTAGTAGATGTTCCAGCTCCAATTGTTGCAAAATTATAATTATTACCTAAGTTATTAAAGGTTGTGGGTGTTTGGAATATCCCATTTAATAATAAAATACTACTTCCAGTATTAATTCCAACTGTATCTGCTCCTCCAACTTTTACTCTGTACGATTGATCTATACCATTAAAACTATCTGATATATCATCAAATATTTGATTAGTACTATAATCTTGTCTCAAATAAACTCTACCATTGAATGTTGATCTCACTGGAGTTAGATTTGATGGAGTTCTTTGTGATATATTGGTTCCTCTTGGTGCTTCAGTAAAATGAATTGTACTATCAACTATGTTATAACTTCCTGAATGTAGTCTAGCTACATCATTAGCACTATGATTAGTTGCTGCAGAACCAATATATCCTCTTACAACCTCAAGAATTTTTACATTCCCACTTTCAGTTATTGGACCAACAGATGTAGTTCCTAAACCAACATTTGTAATCTCCATATATTCTTCATTTACCTTGATAGTATCACCAGTATTCACTGATGAAATACCAGTAACACTGAATGTTGTAACACTATCGTTAATATTAAATTCAAGATTTGTTGTTATTGGGGTAAATGCAATTGGAGATTGTATTACACCGTCAAGAGATATAAGAGCCTTTTCATTTTTCTTTGACATTTCAAATTCATGACTATTACCAGATCCTGAACCCGTGAATGTTAATGCTATTCCTTTTAATGCATCAGGTTTTGTTTTTGCAACCTTAAATCTATCTTTATTACCACCATCCTTTATTGCAAATAATTCAGTTCCTGCTGCTAAAGTTCCTCCTGCTGTTGTAATACCTGCTACTGATACACCATCAAAAGTAGAACCAGGTGAATATATTATTTTTTCACCAGTTTCAAAGAAATGATCAATAATTGTAAATTGACCTGT